AACGACGCTATCGCGGCGAATGGTGGCTAGCGTGGACAAGGACGCGACGGAAGCTGCGCTGGCGGCCAAGATTGAGGCCGACAAGAACCCGACGACGGCTGCTGGAGTGCCTTGGGAGTAATTAAATGGCAACAAAGGTCAAACTTATTGCAGACAATGTAATTACGACAGATCAGATTGATCTGACGAGCATTTCTACAACCAACATTAGCGAAGGCGATAATTTGTACTATACGGATGCTCGTGTAGACTCACGACTCTCCTCCGGAAGTGTGGCAACGATTAGCACTTCTGGAAATGTGACTGTCGGCGGTAATTTGACCGTAAATGGTAGTACTACTACTATTAACTCAACTACTCTGACGGTAGACGATCTCAATATTGTACTGGCTTCGGGAGCGGCGGATGCTGCTGCTGCGGACGGGGCTGGAATTACCGTGGACGGTGCTTCCGCCAGCCTTACGTATTCTTCAAGCCTCGACGCTTTTGTATTCAATAAAGATGTTGATATTGATGGTGGTACGATTGACGGAGCGGACATCACTGTCGGATCAGGAAAGACCCTGGACGTTTCGGGCGGCACCTTTACGGTTGCCAACGACCAGATTTCCGGGGACGCCATCAACGGCGGTACAGCTACGCCTACGACACTTACTTCGACCACGGTCAACGCGACCACCGTCGATACCACAAACATTGAACTGACCAACCTCAAGGCCAAGGACGGCACGGCGGCGGGTTCTATCGCTGACTCCACGGGGGTTGTAACTATCGCCTCCTCCGTCCTTACTACTACCGACATCAACGGCGGCACCATCGACGGCGTGACCATCGGCGGGTCGAGTGCTGGAGCGGGGACTTTTACGACAGTCACGGCTAATAATGCTGAAATAGGGACTCGTGGTGCGTCTGATGCAAATGCGTTTATTGATTTAACTGGCGATACTACTTACACCGATTTTGGCTTCCGTATTATTAGAAACAGCGGAGCAAATGGTCGAACTGACTTGCGCCATCGCGGAACCGGTAACTTTGTCATTGAGGCTGTTGAGGCAGCGGCAATTACGTTTGAAACGACTGATACTGAACGCATGCACATCGACTCCAGTGGTAACGTCGGGATTGGCAACTCTAACCCGTCTGCGTTTAACTCATTAAGCGCTACAGATAAGCTAGTTATTGGCGACAGTACTGTTTCAAACCTTACGTTGTTTGGAACTCAGTACGGTTCTTTAGCGTTTGCTGATTCTGATACTTCTGGTTCTACGGCGCAGTACGCTGGTCTTATTCAGTATTACCACACTGATAACTCCATGCAGTTCTACACTGGATCTACAGAACGCATGCGCATCGACTCCGGCGGTAATTTTGCTATTGCGAACGGCAACCAAACAGCAAATACTGTTTCATCACGAGTTATGTTTGGTAACAAAGGATACTTTACCTCGTCTGACATAGGGCGCGCAGAAATTTGTGGTGTGTCAGAGGGCTCTCTTTGGTACAACGGGACTGCTTTATCCTTCCTTACAAACCCTGGTCCAGATGTTACATCTCGTGGCCCTGATGAGCGCATGCGCATCACCTCGGCAGGTAACGTCGGGATTGGGACGAGTTCGCCGGGGGCGAAGTTAGACGTTAATGGTGAAGTGTTTATATCGCCCAACACGGCGGGTAAAAATACATTCCAACTGACGACAAATGCTTCAAACGACGCAAGATTGAAGATGTTGTCAGACACAACCCAGACGGTTGATATACAAGCAAACGGCGATAGTTACTTTAACGGCGGCAACGTCGGGATTGGGACGAGTTCGCCCGGAGCAAAGTTAGACGTTCGCGGCTCTGCGGTGTTCAACGAAGACAGTGGGGATAACGACTTCCGCGTCGAGTCTGACGGCAATACTCATGCGCTGTTTGTTAATGCGGGTGCAAACAATGTTTCAATAGGTACCTCTACGGCAGGACCTTCCTCTGGTCTTTATGTTGAAGGAACAACAAATCTTAAAGGTGGTATTGCTTCTAACACTTTAATTGCTGGATATGTGGCTACAAATTACACCGGAACTCGATACTGGATACTACATAAAATTCAAGATAATGGTACTACTGCAGCTACAGCTTGGAATTGTATAGGATATGTACATGCTTCCTCATACACAACTTGGAATGTGAGTGAGGTATTAATTCGCCGTGATTATGCAAGCACCACCGTGACTGCAACGATTACTGGTAAGATAAAAAGTGGTGTGGACGTTTCCGTTGTAGACGTTTCACTTTCTTCCGATAATTGTCGGTATATAGCAATTAAATTTACTGGGGGGGACCCTGGTATCGAAGCTAACTTAGTTGGATACAACATGAACGCAGAATACTTAAATAATGGTAGCACAGCCAGGTTTGTTACTGGTACTACCGGTGTTACTGAAAATAGTGTTATTGCAACATACTAACCTAGCCAAGAAAAGGAGAAACTAAAATGACAATTAACACAACTTGGACCATCAACAACATGACCCACAAGGACGCTGACGGCGGGGTTATCCTCGTCTACTGGTCCTGCGTGGCCTCTGACGGCACCTACTCGGCTACCGAGGGCGGCAAGCTACGCTGTGAAGCGGATCCGACTAGCCCAGACTATATCCCCTACGCCGACCTCACTCAGGACGACGTTCTGGGCTGGGTCTACAACAGCCTTGTCGAAGGCGAGGAAACCCCCGAGGAGGCTAAGGCCCGGATCGAAGCTGACCGCACGGCTAAGGTGCAGAAGCAAATCGACCGCGCCAACAGCGAGTCTTCTGGGATGCCTTGGGTGGCAAATGCGTAGCGTGGACAAGCACCCGACGGCGGGAGTGCCGTGGTAGTAAGCAATAAAAAAGGGGCCCTAGTGGCCCCTTTTCTTTATTCTGCTTCTTCGGCAGGTTTTTCGAGTTCTTTTCGTAGCAACTCCGTAAAGCCCCCACGAGCAACTTCAATCTGATCAAGGCGAGCACGCGTTGCGCGTCCTTGCTGCTCCAGATCTTGAAGCTGACCAACAATATACTTTGCTTGGTCAGACAGATCTTCAATTACATAGTTCTTGTCATCAAAGACGAGAGTCGGTTTTTCTTGTACTTCACTCATTTAAATACATCTCCCCAGTTACCTTCTGTGGTTGAGCGAGCATATTCGGTCGCTCGGTTTTCAAAAAAGTTAGTGTGTTCAACTGCACGCAACATAATATCCATCCAGGGCAAAGGATTTTCGGTTGTCTTGAAAATACCCTTAAACCCCATTCCTTGTAAACGACGGTCTGCAATATAACGAATATACTCCTTTACGTCGTTCGGTGTAAGACCCGGCACTTCACACGTTCCAAAGGCCGCATCAATAAAAGCATCTTCTAGCTCAATTACTCGTTCTGCTGCACAGTAGACTTCGTATTTCAGGCGGTCGTCCCAAATTTCGGGATTCTCTTTTACAAACTCCCGAAAGACTCGGGACATGCCCTCCACATGAAGATCTTCGTCACGAACAGACCAAGTAACGAGCTGGCCCGTGCCTTTCATCAGTCCATGACGAGGATAGTTCATCAGAATCGCAAAAGAGCTGAAGAGCTGTACTCCCTCCCCTAGACCAGAATTGATAGCAATTGTTTTTGCAATTTCACGAGGAGTGTCAACTGAGAGCTTTGACATAAACTCATGTTTTGCTTGCATTGCTTCAATTTGGCTAAACATCTGATACTCAGAATCATCAAATCCCAACGTATCAAGAAGCAAAGAATATGCTTGCATATGTACTGCTTCCATTGCAGCAAACGAGCTCATCATCATTCTTACTTCCGGCGGCTTGATGGTCGGAAGGTAGTAATTGCAGTATGCTCCTGCTACATCTGTGTCCGCCTGAGTAAAGAAGCGCAGAATCTGAGTCAGCAACTTACGGCTATCGTCATCCATCTTGCGATAATCGGCTACATCTTCATGAAGCGGGACTTCGTCCGGAAGCCAGTGAGACTGTTGTTGCTTTTTATAATACTCGAATGCCCAAGGATAATCAAAAGGCTTATAGTATTCTCTACCCTTCGTTAGCATTAATTTCTCCGTAGTAACCTTCTCTTGTTTTCATGTCATACCAGGCAATTGGCTTCTCCTCTTCGTTATGGTAGACGAGCTTCGGGTATGCCCAGGCAACATATGAAAACCAATTAAACTTTTGAAACTTTTCTATTTCGCCTTTCCAGTTTGGCGGGTTTGCTATAAACTTTTCTACTTCACTAGTTACTAGCCTTGACACGCAAAACAGTCCTCACCTTCGTCGGCCAGAATTCTTTCTCGAATTGCACTGACGTTGACGGAAGCCGAGCGATGAATCGCTTCACTTCTTAAATAATACAGAGTCTTTAGCTTTCGCTTCCATGCGAGTAGATGCAGCATATGCAACTCTGCTTTTGTAACGTTTGCTGGAACAAACATATTCAGCGATTGAGATTGGCAAATAAACTCTTGACGCATCGCAGCATGTTCGATTACCCACTCTTGATTGATCTCAGGAGCTGTTTTAAATACGTCTTTTGTCCACTCATCAAGAAAATCTAGATGCTGTACAGAACCCTTATTGATAACAATACTGTTCCAAACATCATCGTTATCCATATTCAGCTCTTGAAGTGCGTGCTGAAGATATTCGTTCTTTACGAGCGACGTTCCGCTTTTTGTTTTTTGCGTGTAAGCATTTGCACGATACGGTTCGATACCCGGCGAAGTGTTACCGCAGATAATCGAAGAAGATGCATTAGGGGCGATAGCCAAGAGGTGAGCGTTACGAATACGCCTTTCACCTGCATCCGGACATGGTCCGCGCTCATCTGCAAGTTGCGCACTTGCCTCCACAGCTTGCTTTTTAATGTGTCGAAACATACGATAATTTGCACTGGATGCAAGTCCGCTTTCAAACGGAATATTATGTCTTTGAAGGTACGCATGGAATCCCATAGCTCCTAAACCGATACTACGCTCTCGCATAGCTGAATATCGGGCTTTTTCAAGTTCATCAGGAGCATTTTGAATAAAGTGCTCCAGAACATTATCCAACATACGAATGAGATCAGGAATAAAAAGAGGATCATCTTCCCACTGATCAAATTCTTCCAGATTTACACTAGAGAGGCAGCAAACTGCTGTTCTCTCGGGGCTTGTAGCAAGCGTGATCTCGCTGCACAAATTGGAGTGATGCACATCCAGTCGGAGTTCTTTTTGATAGTCCGGAAGCCCCGCCTTGACTGCATCTTCAAACATAACATAAGGCTCTCCAGTTTCCATACGGTTCTGAAGAAGTTTCACCCAGAGAGTCTTTGCAGATACAGTTTTTGTTACTTTCTTTGTATGAGGGTCAATAAGAGACCAAGTGTCATCAAACCCTTCTTCTCGGGTTGCTCCTTCGATAAGTTCCATAAACTCATTCGGAATGACGACAGCATTATGAAGATTCAGAGCTTTTCGATTGGGATCACCGCCTGTAGGCTTGCGAACATCGAGAAACTCTTCAATCTCGGGATGACTCATATGTAGATAAGCCGCGTATGAACCCCGCCGTGTGATTCCCTGAGAGAAGGCAAGCATTTCTGCATCGACTACTTTCATAAAAGGAATTACACCAGTGCTCTCAGAGCCCTTGCTCGTAGCTGTACCAGCAGAACGAAGTGCGCTCCAGGAGCCTCCAATACCACCGCCTACGCTCGAAAGAAAAGCATTCTCAACATAGTGGTCAGTGATACCTTTACGACTATCAGGAACATAGTTCAAAAAACAACTAATCGGCAAGCCGCGGTCTGTACCACCGTTCGACAGAACGGGAGTGGCAAACATAAACCAAAGCTGGCTTGCGTAGTTATAAAGACGCTGTGCATGAGCATCATCATCCGCGAAAGCCTTTGCCGCCCTGGCAAACGCATCCTGCGGGCTTTTTTCTCCGGGAACCATGTATCTGTCTTGTAGAGTTTTAATGCCAAACTCAGACAGATAACGGTCTCTACGGTAATCAATTTTCATTCATATACTCCAACATAGTTTCAGAGATATATTCTGCATTCTCCGAACCCACTGCGTCTTCGCAGTATGTAAGTAGGTCCATTAGCTCAACATTTGTAAGTAGCTGATCGGCGTTTTCATTGAGTGCCTGTATGTATTTGTACTTTCCGGGTAGTGGACACATAGCATGAATATCAAAAACATCGCCGAAAGTATCAATGATACTGGAAGCACGTTTAGGGCCAATCCCAGGAATGCCCGGTACGTTATCTCCCTTATCGCCAGTAAGGCATTTGAAAGTGAGATACATATCCGGTTCAAAGTCATAAAACTCTTCCCAATTGTCAAGCGTTGTTTCTTTTCGTGTTACATAAGAGAATCGAGAAACGTCTGCATCCACTAGCAGATCCCAATCTCGGTCACTCGAGATCAACCATACTTCCTCGATTCCAAACTTTTTACGGTGCCTCGTGATATAGGCAGCAATGTCATCGGCCTCTACGCCTCGAAAACGATAGACGGGAAACCCTTCTTTTTTGAAACCTTCAAGAGTAACTTCATACTCTCGAAAGAAGGCTTCAAACTCTGCTTTTTCTTCTTCTGTCTGTTGATCACGAAGCTCTTTACGATTCATCTTGTACTCGGGGTCGATTGCTCGTCGAAACGAGCTATTACCCCAATCTGCTGCGATAACAATTTTACCACAGTCATAGGACTTTGCAAGAGACTTTACAGTACGAATATATTCGTGTTCAAAGTCAGTTACACCTTGGTGCTTCCAGCGAAACCCTAAGTTCATCGAATCTACGATAAGAACTTTTGTAGGGTCTCGATCTTCTACTAGGCTGGCGAATGCTTTAGCCACCTTCAGCCTCCTTGTTTAACCTTTTAACCAAATTATGGTTTCTGACTCTAACCATTCCTTTGCCAACATAGTATAGCAATTAAGAGACGAAATGTAAAGAAAATTATTTACCTTTTCTGGTTCTATCTCAGTGCAGACAAATACTTGAGAGCGATTATACTTAAAAAACAATAAGGGCTCTTGTCCGCCATTTCGAGCTTGTTCGTCTAACTTGGTCCACCAGCGAATAAGATTGTTAGATTTGTTTGTAAAAATTTTATCTGTTAGGGGTGACTCAGCATAGTTCTTTACTTCGATACAAAAGCGGTTTTGCTCTCCGGGAACATAAATATCTCCCTTTAAATATGAAAGAGCCCCCGAAGCGGGGACTCTCTCAAACTGCAAACCAGATGCTTCTCGAAGTAGGTCTCTTACTAAATATTCACCTCGACTACCTTTTGCTCTTGAATCTACCATTCTAACCTACTTTGATTGTCGTCTTTGACAACTTGAACTTTTGTGAGAAGAGGATGACTCCACTGGTGACTTACTAGATAAGTATTTAGAAACTCTTCTTTCAAAAGAACTTCTACTATCTTTTCTCGGCCTTGTTCATCCAAAACATTAATCACTTCGTCAAGAAAAAGAACGTTGATTTGTGACTTTGAAATACTACTCATAAGTTTGCGAATTGCAATCAGTGTAGCAGTATTTACTCTTGCTAGCTCTCCGCTAGAAAGAACACTAATGTCAACTTCTTTTCCATTGTCAGTAATATTTACATTGAGCTTGTCGTTTGAAACTGCAAACTCGAGAGTAAATCTGCCATCAGAAAGCTCTGCCAAATACGTGTTTGTTAGCTCTTCCAGTTCTTTTACAAGATTCTCGATTTTATAGGCTAACAAGCCGTTCGTAGAGAATGCTTTCTTGAGAAGCTCCAGATGCATTGCTGTAGTTTCTACACTCTCTAATTCTGACTGTGCTTTATTTAACTGACTCACAAACTCATCGGTCTGCTCTTGAATGACGGAAATACGAGTATTTAGCCTTTCTCGCTTTTGATTTTCGTCAATCAACTTTTTCAGTTTACTGCGAGCTTCTGTAATGTTTTGCTGAAGAGTGTCGTACTCCTCTTGTAGCTCGTCTGCATTGTAGAGTTCTATAGGCAGCGCGTGATCAATTGCAGAATACAGCTTTTCAAACTCGCTCTCTAGCTTTCTTTTCTTCTCAAAGAGTTCGTTATTTTCTTTAATCTCTTCTACACGAGCGTAAATCTCTTTTGCCTGCTCTGTAAGTTGTGCAATTTTAGACTCTTGCTCTGAGACAATGTTCGACTTGAATTCTTCGTCGATTTCTTGTCCACAAGTGTAGCATTGATTACCTAGTTTCTTTGTTTTTTCAAGAACAGTTTCCGCAGCTTTTTTCTCTGCTCGAATCGCTCCAAGCTGGCTGGTTTCTTTCTCATGAGATTGATACTCTGTAGCAGGTATCTTTGAAATCTCAGAGAAATTTAACTTAGAAAGCTGATCTTTATAGTGATTATTTCTCGAAATTATTTTATTGTTTTTGGAAATATTTTCAATTTTAGTCGAAAGACTACCGAGTAACTTCTCGTCTTCTTCCGTGTCGATAGAAATTTCGAGCAGAGGCTGTACCTCTGTAGTGCTCAATTTATTATCGTTTAACCACTTTTCAATGGTATTAATTTGCGAAGTCAAGCTAGTGACTTCGATGTTTACGTCTTTTGCCAGCTTTTTAAATACTTCAAAGTATTCAACATATTCTTCTAAGTTTAACAAATCAATCAGAAACTTTTTTCTATTTGTATCTGTTGCCGTTAGAAATTGAAGACTCGAGTTCGTATTTTGATACACTAGCTGACTGAAAGTTTTGAAGTCAATACCAAGAACTTCTTGAATCGACTTGTAAGTATTTGTAGCTGTATGGGAAGAAATATCTTCTCCATTCTTTAGAAACTTAACTTTAAGCGACGTCTTGCGATTTAAGTCAATTTCATACTCATCAGTATCTTTTGTAAAAGTTAGGTTAATTTTGTAACCTGCATCTACATAGCGGTTTGGAACGTCTGCTTTCTTTACACCTTTTGAGTTTTTATTGTAAAGAACTTCTTCTAGTATAAGAGGAATTGACGACTTTCCAACACCGTTTGTACCAACAATTTGAGTCAGTCCGCTCTCTTGAAGGTCCAGAACATTCTCTGGACCGTAAGAAAAGCAATTACTCCACGTTAACTTGTTTAGCGTAATCACTAAAAACTCCAACAACGTCTTTCACAGTGGTTTCGGGAAGTTCAAGAATATAGAGCAAGTACTCTGAAAGCTCTTCTTGAATTGTCATTCCTTTATCGAGAAGTAACGTAGCTTCAGAACTACGTTTTACCACTTTCTTATCGAGAAGCTCTGACGACTTCACATTTGCGAGTTCTGCCAGATCGCCTTCGATTTCGTAAATGGTGTGATGGTAATCTGTAGGTACCATTTCATTGGTGGAAGTTACCGTCTTTCTTAGAAGCTGAGGAAGTTTAAACTCTTTCCACTCCCACTCCGTGCCGTCTATGATTAGATACCCCGTCGAGACTTCAGAGCGATGAAAGCTCGTGGTCATCGGAGACCCCGGATAGACTATGTTTCTTTGTGTATTAGAGTGAGAATGCAAATCTCCAGCGTAAACAATCGGAAAATCACTAAGACGATCTAAGTCAACCTCTGGCTTCACATGAGGAGGAATTTCTCCCCGTACATGAGTATAAAGAGGCTTAGACTTATTGAGACTTTCTATCTGACCTTTCTTATGTAGATCACAATAGGGAAGAATACTAAAGTCGTCATACTCCCGAGTTTCAGCAATTACATCTACTCGAGGATTGATTGCTTTTGTTACTGCTGCAAGATTTGTGAAAAAAGTTTGATTCTTTTTCGTGGCTTCATGATTGCCTGGATATATAAGGGTTGGAACTCTTACTTCCCGAATAAACGAGAAGTAGAGTTCCAATTCTTCAAGGGTTGGCATACGGTCAAACAAGTCTCCACCGATGATGTGCATATCTACTGATTCGCTAGCTTCATGTACTTGTTCAAAGAACATACTATAGCGATTCTTGGCCCAGGCTACTGGAACATTCTTTTGCCCTAGCTTAATATGCCAATCTGCGGTGAATAGAATCATTCAATATCAAACTCTTCTTCGATGGACTCGTCAACTTCGTCTCCTGCTTGATTCATTACACGATCAAGCAGTTCTTTTTGGGCGTCTGCCGTGGGCCGAGGAAGAAGCTCATCGATTGATTTTGCATCTGCTACGGCTTGGCGCTCTTCGTCGGTAAGAGGGCGGGGCTTGCACTTCAGCGGTTGAAATTGATATTCAACATTGTAAGGAAGCGGCCCCGTCTTGACACGCTTGAAATGTACGTCCCAGCCAGTCTCAGGATCGGTAGGGTCGCCCAGATCTTCTGCGGCAAGCATAATTTGCTCAAGCAACTTCTTCTTGAGGTTTAGAACTTTGACTTCGCCGTCGTTCGGATCAATGCACTGAATTGCATAACTCCAGCCACACTTTAGATCGGGGAAGTACTCACGAACCCAGTCTTTTTCTTTATTTGTAAAGGCCTCGGATTCACGATCAAAAGACAGACATTCCATCGGAATATTCTTGTCATTGTCGCCTTTAATCCAGTACACGTAGCGAGGAAGAATTCCACCCACAAGACGAATCTTGTTATCTCCATTCTTGTACTCATACTGCTTTACGTTAGACTTCTGAGCAGAACCTTTTGCTTTACCAAATGCTAGTGCCATGTTATTTTCTCCTAAGTGACTTCTTCGTATTTAAAGTGAACTTTACCGTTCTCTAGCCAAAGAAGCCTATTTTTGTCAATGATGTCTTTCTTCCCTTTGCAGGCGAGAAAGTCTAGTGTTGTGGTTTTGAAGGCTTTGTATTCACCGTAGCTTCTCAAACTTGCTAACCCAATGTATTGAGCTAACTCCTTATCTTCGTACTGCCTTCTAGTACGAAAAAGCATTTCTGGATTTACCACAAAGCTGTCTCCAGCAAAGTTAATACCATAATACTTGTAGCCCGGATCTTGCTTGTTTCTTAGAGGAAGTTTATAAGTCAATAAATGAATTATTGTAAGTATTTCTCGAACGGAACCGCCAGAATATTTGTGTATTCTTTTCCAGTTAAAAAGAATCATCGTACTGGCCGTGGTCCCAGTCGTCTCCACCGTGTAAATCTTGATATTCTTCATAAGAAGAAGGTTCGTAGGTACTATCTAAGTCCCACGAAGACTGCTCTTCAATTGCGTACTGCGCTCCTTGAATGTAGTCTCGGTCTTCTTCACTGAGAACTTCCCAGTACAGGGACACGCCCGCGAGCATTTCTTCAACTGCATCTGGCTCTTCGAGGTGCAGGTTTGACTCCATTGCTTCTTGAAGTTTATCCATACGTTCCTCAATTTTTTGTCTTAGTCCTACCATGGGAACCTCATATTATATCAAAGAAGACCAAACTTGTCAAGAATTATTTTTTAGGAAGCACCCAGTTAAGGGCTTCAATCTTGTCACTCAACGAAGCAATCTTATCAAGTTCCATCTCAATAGTTGCTACTACATCAGGATGTTCTGCTACACCCACAGAATTACTGATTAGATTATTAATGTTTTCTACATGAAGAAGAATCTCAGTTTGATACTTCTCTTTTAGCAAATTTAGAATCCGAAGGTTCATATTGTTTTAATCTCCCAGCCCTGCTTCAGATAGAAGCCAAGTCTATTTTTTGCCTGTTTTTGAGCAGTATTTCCCTTTAGTTGAATATCTACTATTACAGGCTGTAGTTTATCTTCTTGTTTACGAAGAATCCGCCCTACTAGCTGCGTAAGTAGAGGCTCGTTGTTTATTGGAGTACCGAGAATGATACAGCTTAGCTCATTCAAAGAAATACCCTCCGAAAATATACTTTGAGTCCCGAAAAGAATTCGTTTCTCTCCAGATTTTATACTAGACATGAGTGTTTCTCTTTGCTCATGCGGTATGTCACCCGTAACACTTATCGCTTTATCGCCTACGAGTTCGGCGCAGTTTTTCAAGAACCGAACTCGATCTGACACTACTAAAACGCGGTGTCCTTTTG